TCTACCTTCCTGAGCAGACAGTAATTGGCATTAGTGGCTTAGCTGTCATCTCCAACATCACTGATGCTTACAGTACCTCTACTGTTGAGCACATTGAGTTTAACGCTTTAGCTTTCCGTGATGCAAGTGGTAACGTAACAGTCGTTATTGACCCTGCTACTCCCCAGACTGAAGCAATTGCCACTATCTCTATTGTAGCCAACACCACTGTACAAGCTATTGAAGTCAAAGTAGAAGTTGTTGGTACTCCAGACGCTACCTCTATCGGTGTATCCGCTGTAGCTAACTGCGTCTGTGTGTACGAGCCGAACATCCCCCGCTTACCCGCTGGTGGTGCGTCTGCTTTATCTACTGCGGAGTAATGACATGATTACCAAAGACACACTGTTAAAAGACCTGGAACCGGAAGTGCTCAAGCTTGTGCAACAAGCCCTGACTCGTAATGGGTTCTCGACAGTCGCTGACGGTATCTACGGTAAAGACACTGCTAAACAGTTTGCTGCATGGAAACGAAGTATTCACCTGGGACTGCCTGAAGTAATTGGTAAGGAGTCCTGGGCTATTCTTTCCAAACCGGCTATCTCCCCCGACTGGGGTAACTTTAGCAGCAAGGTCAGTAAGCATTTTACTGTAGGAGAAGTCTCTCACAACAGTAAAGAGAGGATTATGTACCACCCTGTACACCGAGCTAACGCTCTACGACTAGCGGCTGAGTTAGACAAAGTACGGGAAGCTTGGGGCAAGCCAATCGGTGTAACGAGTTGGTATCGACCAGAAGCTGTCAACAGACGGATTGGTGGAGCAAGAAACTCTCAACACCTTAACGGGTCTGCTGCTGACATTTACCCTATTGGTGGAGACATCTGGGCTTTCCAGAAGTGGCTAGACAAGTTCTGGGGAGGTAAAGCTTTGGGGTACGGTGCTAGGAAAGGATTCGTACACCTAGACCTAAGACCTGGGCGTATTCGCTGGAATTACTAAGGAGGCAACCGTGGCACGTAGAAGACAAGTTGAAAGGAAAGTACCGACAAAAGCACAACTGGTTAAGGCTCTTGTTGATAAATGGGCATTCGCAGACCTAATTGGTTTTCACGGTGGGTCTAAAGCTTTTGGTGACTGTCACCGCGAATTGTCTAACTGGCAAGACTCAGATGAACGGGAACACCGAAGACAACTAATTCTCATGCCACGTGGTCACCTTAAAACGACCATTGCTACTGTACTAGATATTCTGTGGGGTTTGTACGTGAACCCGAATTTACGTATCTTTATTGGTTCGGCAAACCAAAGCTTATCAAAAGCAATCTTACGGGAGATTATGTCGAACTTCACAGATAACTGGTTACAGGAAAATGTATGGAATAATCGACCACACATTGAAGGTCGGTTAGTTCCGGTACTGGACAGTTACGGTAGAATTGAGAGACGCAAGAAGAAAACAGCAGAGGGTGGAGATATTGAAATTGAGGAATTACAAACTGAAGATGACAAGAAAGTTATCTGGCGTCAAGATTTAGGTATTCAGTTAATCCGTCCTGATAAATTAAAAGAACCGAGTGTTGTTATTGGTAGTGTACAATCTCCTGCTACTGGTTTCCACTATGATAGGTTGTACTTTGACGACATCATTAACTTTGATAATTACGACAAACCAGAGAAGGTAGAACGGCTTGACGTGTGGCGAGACGATATGTTTAACGTACTAGATGATAGCTGGTACGATGAGGATTTGTACGACTCACTTTGTAAGGTAAGTCGGTCAGAGAACTACCGTAAAGTATTCCAGAGACATTGTCATGTAGGTGGTGACATCATTGTAGTAGGTACTCGGTACTTCAAGCATGACTGGTATAAAACGTTAATTGACAAGGAAAGTGAGGACTCTGATGAGTTCAAGACATACGTTCGGAACGTGTACAAGAATGGTGAAGACAACTCTGACGGATACCTGTGGCATGAACGCTGGTCAGAACGTACAGAGAAGCAACGCCGGTCAAGTACGTCAACTAAGAACTGGAACGCTCAGTACCTCAATAAGATTCTGGTTGACGAGGAACAGGTCATCCCTTGGTGTAAAATGCAGACGCTTAACCCCGCTGGTCTGATTAGGCGAGAAGGTCAACTTCGTGTATTGTATGAGACCTCCAAGGAAAGACTCGATATTGTACCAAATATTGTAATTGACCCTGCTGCTACTGCCAACACCCGCAGTGACTATACAGCTGTTGTATGTGGTGGTAAAGACAAGCATGGAGACCTTTACTTACTGGATATGTGGTGTGGTAAGGAAACGTCTAGCAAATGGATTCAGAGGGTGTTTGATATGTGCCGGAAGTGGAACGTGAAGCGAGTACACTTAGAGACGGTAGGCTTTGCAACGGAACTCAAGACGACATTCAAGCTACTCATGCCGAAGGACTACCCAGTAGCTGTCCTTGACTACAAGCCAAAAGTTGGTGGAGGTAAGAAGGAGAGAATTGAGAACGGGCTACAACCTATGATGGAGAACGGTAAAGTTCTGGTAATGCCTTGGATGAGTAAGCTGGAGTACGTGACCGAGCAGTTCGACTTCTTTCCACAGGAGACAATGAAGGATGATGTACCGGACGCAGTCCAGATGCTCAACGACGTTGCTAAAATCTTGAGTACCAAGGTAGACAATTCAAACAAACACCTAAATATCAACAATAGATACGGGGGTATCCGCTAATGGACAAAATTAACAACAAAGAGTTTGCAACGACCCAGGTATCCAAAACGGTACATCCTGTAGACTCTAACACTATTGTGGACTTTGTGACGGAAAAGTTCACAGACTGGTCTGGTCAACGCCAACCACTTGAGGAAGACTGGAAAGCAAGTTGGGCAGAATACTTCAGCAACACCAGAAGTGCTGACACAATTCGTGAGGAAGCCTTCCAACAAGTTGGTGACGTTCAGACTGATTGGCGTTCCAAAATCCCTACTGGTAAAGCCTTTGAGCTTGTCGAGGACGCTAACTCCTACCTTCAAGGAGCCTTCTTTCCGAACAAGCAGTGGTTTGATGTGTACCCACAAAAAGTAATTGACGACCCAGACTGGGAAGAACTCCTCAAGGTACTCCAGAAATACATCCAAATTAAACTAGATGACGCTTACTTTCAAGACTGGTGGGACATGAACATTCGACAATGTCTCATTACAGGCACGTCTGTCTTAGCCTTACCCTGGCGTTACGACGCTATTAAAACGAAGAAGAATGTACAGATTACTGACATCACTGGTCGGAAGCGAGTAGTTCCCAAAATCGTTACCAAGACAATTAAGAATGGACTGGACATTACTGTTATTGATATGTTCGACTTCTTTATTGACCCTCATGCAGTTGACACCAAAGATGCAAACTGTATTAGACGGTACACCAAGACAAAAGGTGAACTCGTTAGATTAGTAGAAGATGGTACTTACAACCAAACAAATTCGTCTACAATTACTGGAATTGAGAACGCTAACCGAATTAACAATGAGTCTACAAGTAACAAAGCAGACGTTAAAATGTTCACTGGTGACTCGGACGACGGCTACGACCCACTAGACAAAATTGAAGTCTTGGAATACTGGGGTGACATCTGTGTGAACGGTGTTGAATACATTGATGTATGCGCCACTATCGTAGACCGTACACTAATTGACTTTAAACCGAATCCATTCTGGGGAGGTAAGCCTTATGTCGTTACAACCTTTGTTAGAACTCACGAAAGTCCTTATGGTATCGGGCTTCTGTCTCCTATTCTTGGACAGCTTCACCAGTTATTTGTCACGCTTAATCACCGACTTGACATTGGTGAACTGGTTGTCAACCCCATGTGGAAGGTACTACAGGATGGTACGCTGGACTTAGATAGCTTATTCTCTGCACCAGGAAAGATTATCCCAGTGGCTGACATTAACAACATTGCTCCTGTACAATATGATGTACGCAACCTCGGCATTAACGTACAAGAAGAACAGATGCTAGAACAGCGTGTGG